ATAAGCATATATTTCTAATAAACAACTGTTATCACATCAGTTGCAAGCAACTGTAGCTTCTTAAAATCTTCAATTCCCAGAGAATTGAGTAAAATTAGAGTGCCGATGCACAGTTTAGTTGTACCAACTAACCTACCCCAACATTGGGACAACTTATATATCCTCATTTTTATTTACACCATGAAATGGGTAAATGTAAATAAAAATGAGGATTAATATAATGCCAAATCAAACAGCAACAGCTTTCGAAACTTTCAATGGTACTCTTGAAGAGAGAGGTTCTAACCTAGCGAAGCTAGAGAAGAAGAGAATAACTAGCCTTGAAAAGGCTCACCAAGATGACACTAAACCATCTGGTTTAGCTTATCAGATTGGACAGTTACTCCATGAACTCACTCAAGAGAGTGAGAGTGGCAGAATCTCTTCTCAGAGATTGTCTGAAACCTCTATGAATAGAGTTGCTTCTCAGAGAAGAAGCGAAGCTTTACAGTATTACAGAAAGTTTGCTGAAATCCAACTATGGTTGGCATCTAGAAAAGCTACCAAGAGAAAGCACAAGATTGCTTTCACTTCAATCACAGCAATGCTGAAAGCATTCAAAGATGAAACTCAACCAAAGGTTGATACAACAGATGATAAATCATCTGCTACACCATCAACTAAGGTTGATGAGAAGCCCAACGTTGGGACTAAAGATCAACCAAAGGTTGATACACAAGATGCTAAAGCATCTGATACTCAACCTAAGGTTGAGAAAGTGAGAGTTCCACAGAACTCTAAAGAGTTTGCTGACTACGTTCACAAACTAGTTATCAAATTTGGATTTGATAAAGATGAAGTTCTTGAAGCTATCTTTGATAGCTTTGAGAATAAAACAGCTAAAAAGAGAGTAGCTTAATTGCTACTCTCACTTTAATCGGAGATTAAACATGAAAACTTTAATAAACTTTACTTGCATGATGGCTTTAGCCATCTTTTATTTCTACATAGGACATTGCTTTCTTCAAGCAATGGAGTCAACCAAGATTGCAGATCTTGGTAATAATGTATATGACGTGGTTTGTCTTATGATATCCATAGTCTTTTGGCTATTCGGTTGCTTTACAATTGCCTTGACTTCTTACTTGAACCGAAATAGTTTACTCTAATATATTTATTCACTCAGTATGAGTGAAGTAAATAAATATATTAGTTAACTGAAACAGTCCCAACATTGGGACACAACTTAACGGAGTTAAAATGATACATCCATTTAATAAATACCTCAAGTCCAATATTGATTGGAACATTGTTCATGAGAAAGTATTGAAAGGCTTTTCAATTACACTTGAAAAAGATGGTTCTTGGCTTATCTGTCTGAAGAAAAAATCAGATAAAGGTTATGATGCACCTATGAGAAACTGTCATTCTCTGAATGATGCCATTGACTATGCTATTTATTTTGATTGGGAATTTAATATAAGAACAGATTAATCTGCTCACTAACATAAACTTAACGGAGTTAAACATGAAAACTATGCATTGTATTGAAATGAAATCACCATTCACTGGCAACATGAACAGTATGTTCATGCTGTTTGATGTGGCTGATCTCAGGAAGTGGAAAGAGGGGCGTGGTCTTATTCAAGACTGCTTGCCTTATCTGTCAGCAGATGAGCGTGAGTTCCTCATGACAGGCATTATGCCTGAAGAGTGGGAACAAGCCTTCAGTGATGAAGGATAACAGCCCCAACATTGGGACACAACTTAACGGAGTTAAATATGAACTTGACATTATTAGAATTGACCAGACTATCAGATGCTTTAGCATCAAAGCTTGACTACATGGTGCAGAATGGTGATGGTACAGATGTACAGCAGAACCTTGACTATGCCAAATACAAAGCCTTGTTTGTTAAAGTGAATGACGAATACTCTGATAGAATAGGTGGTACAAGGTATACAGCCTGTGATTCGGCATTATATTGGGAAAAGGAGTAGCATGATGGAAGAAGTAGTAGTAGAAAGAAAATGTGAAAGCTGTGGTGACATGGCTGATGTGGAAACTGGGTTCATCTTTAAAGATGAATTGTATTGCAATGATTGTTGCCCTGAAGGGTATGGAGAATAGCCAATGAAAGTTAGATTTACAAAAACATCTGCCAACCGAAAGGTTGGTAAGATGACAGTGACAACTACAGAGAGACAATCCTGTCCTGATGCCTGTCCATTCAAAGGGAATGGATGCTATGCCGATGGCTTCCCATTGGCAGGTGTTTGGAACAGAGTTCCAGATGAAGGGCATGATTGGGACACTCTGTGTGACAGAGTGGAACATGAAGCCACAGAGACTTGGAGACATAATCAGGCAGGAGATTGTCCAAAGGACAATGACAATCCAGAGTTGATTGATGCTCCAAAAATGTCCAGACTTGTTCGTGCCAATAAACGTGGGAACAAGAAAGGCATGACCTATACTCATTATGATATGGCTTTCAGCCATAATAGAGCTGTGGTCAGAGATGCCAACAGTAATGGTTTTACCATTAACTTGTCTGGCAATAACCTAAGTCATGCAGATGACTTGTTTGATCTTGGAATAGCACCAGTTACTACTGTGCTACCTATTGATCAGATGACTAACACGACTACTCCCAAAGGGAGAAAGGTTGTAGTCTGTCCTGCTGTCATCAAAGATGACGTGTCTTGTATGACTTGCAAGCTGTGTTGGAAACAGCGTGAAGCAATCGTGGGTTTCCCTGCTCACGGAAACAGTAAACAAAAAGCAAATGGAGTTGCAAATGAAAGTTAAAGATATCTTAAAAATATTAGAGGTAGTTGAGAAACTACCTGTTGATATGTATGACATAGTTGAGGAGAGTAATTATGACGGAGCATATTATTCTGATTCACAGAATAGATATATTCCTGTCAGAGATATGGACGTAGTCCATCTATTGAGATCATTCAAGAAATTGAATGAGGATGCTTATATTAATAAGCAAACACCTACAAAGATAGGAGAAAAATACTATGGCTAGTAATAGTAATTTTGAAAAAATTAAAAAGAAACCAGATAGTCCCAACGTTGGGACAGATAGAAGAGATAAGCACTCTCTCTTGAGAGAGAGAAGGCTTGTCCGTAAACTTAGACTACGTCAGAAGGGAGTAGCTTAATGGATATAAATGCAAGAGCATATTGGAACTTACACAAAGGTCAGTGGTCTATCCAAGATAGACAGACTGGCTTGGTTGTTGGCAGACAGCCAGAGTTGTTCCTATTGGTGGGCAGTTTCAATGTCCGTCAAGGTGGCAGACAACGTGTGCTTCTCGAAGGGAAGAAGAACGTCCATGCATTTGCAGAGGGATGGTATCCAGAAGTCTGGATCAGTCCCAAGTTCTATCATGATGAGGGTAGGTCTGTGACCTACAATCCTTACAAGAACGATACCTTTGTCTATGTAGACAATGGTGAACCAGTTGGCGAGGTAGGTTCTATCTGGCTGACAACTACACCTGAAGGCAAACCTTCAGTTAAAGTATACAGTTAATATAATACTTGAAATGAATATGAAAGTATTATATAACTGTAATACATAAACCAACAGTCCCAACATTGGGACACTAACATGAAAGGAGCATTCATATGCTTACATTTAACTTTGACGATCTTCCAAAGGGAGAAAAAATCTCTGGTGGTTTTACTGCCGTAAAATTAATTGCTACAGCTATCAAGCTAAAGCTACAGGGATACAAGCCTGTAATCTACAGGAATGATAATGTCCAAGAAACTGGATGGTTTATCCGTAAGGGTAAAGGTGGCAAGTCTGGTGAACCTTTGGTTCGCTTGAACTTTGGTAGCACCTACTCTTCCTTCCATGCCTATGATAGGAAGGGCAAGCGAAGAGTGGCAAGCTATGTGCCTATCAAGTCCTTCTTGATACAGAAGAAGGTAGCCTAACCATGATGCACTATGAGATATTTATCTCAGTGGATGGGCAACGAGGTGTGGTGAGAGTTGGTAGCTCTCATCCCCTCGTGAAGGGTACACCTTCTGCTATTGAGTATGCCTTGCATCTTACAGAGATGTGCTATCCAGACGCAATAGTTGAGTTTGACTTCATCAAAGAGTACACTCTTGACGATGAACCAGACGTAGGCTATGTCTATGAAGCACCTACACCAGTACAAACATATCATTAGGAGGTAGCCAATGGCTAAAACTATAAACAAAAAACCTTTACCACAAAGACCACGCAATCTGCTTCATGCAGAGATGGTGACGCAAGGTATCTTGAAATCTAAAGTTATAGGTGACAAGAGATCTAAGGTATTGGAGAACAGAGCCAAGAAAAGGGCAATAGAGTTTAAGAAAATGAACAAGGAAAATTATGATGATTAAAAATTATGATGACTTTAAGGATAAAGTCTATGAACACAGAAACAAGCTACGCAGTATGCTCAAGTTACTCAAGGATATAAAGCCTTTGCAGTCAGAGGTAGCTAAAGCTTATAAAATAATTGACCAGATTGAACAGGAGAATAAGAATGAAACTCGATGAAATAAATAATGCTATCTTTAACTTGAATGATGTTAAGGAAACGATTAAAGCACATAAACTTCGTGACATTAAACGTGTTCACGAGGGAACAGATAACCAAGATACTCTTGGTGATTTGTTAGATGACTTGGAGATATTTTTATTAAACACATACAACAATTTGAATAGGAGTTGAAGATGAACAAACCAATAGTAGCTAGTCTATGTGGTGGTACTGAAAGCCTTTGGCTATCATGTGGTGATGCAGGTATAGATGTATTCTGTGAAGCAAGCACCTATGAGTACCACTCATTTGAAACAGACAAGTATGCCGAAGCAGTAGCTAAGTATAACATACCTCACATCAAACAACATGGTGACGTTAGGAATTGGACTAAGCTAAAAGGCAGAGATGTATTCCTTTTAGTTGCAGGGTTTCCTTGTCAGCCTTATTCCGTTGCAGGTAGGATGAAAGGAACTTCAGATAGTCGTGATCTATCTGAGGTAATGTATGATGCATTGGAAGGGTTGAACCCTAAGTACTATCTCTTTGAGAATGTTGTGTCCAATGCTAGGCATACTTGGTATGACTTCATTCGTGGTATCAGACCAGATGCTGAGATGTATATACATGACAGTGCCGACTTGTCTGCTCAATCTAGGAAGCGTGTCTACATAACTAACATACCACATGACAAGCTTGTTGAACAAGGCATTGTCCTACAAGACGTACTAGAAGATGACAGTATGTCGGACAGGGACAAGTCCTACTGCATAGATGCCAACTACTTCAAGGGTGGTAGCATGAAGATGTACTTCGAGAAGTCTAGGAGACAGTTAGTCTTTAACAAGAAAGGGTGTCATCAAGTAGGTGAAGCTGACCTCAAGGGTTATGATATCATCAAACGTGTCTACTCTAGGCAAGGCAAGAGTCCTGCTCTCACTACCATGCAGGGTGGATGGAGACAACCGAAGGTAGAGACAGACGAGCTACATTGGAGAGCATTAACACCTCTTGAATGTGAACGTCTGCAAACCTACCCAGATGGGTGGACTAAGTATGGTATCTTTGATGATAAACAAACCAGAGAAGATGTTCTTCTTGTAGAAGGAATATCAAACAGCCAACGCTATAAGATGATCGGCAATGGCTTCACTCGTGCAGTGATCTCGCACATATTAGAAGGAGTATATTCATGAGTACACAAATGAGTAAAATACTTGGGCATGAACCTACTAAATTATCGGAACATGTACCAACAAAAGTAACACTTGATAAAATCACATGGCTGTCCCTGTATGACAGGCTGTATGATACAATCAGACATGCCAGTAGATTGAGAGATATACAGGATCTAAAGTTAAGAGATACATTCAAGGATGATGATGATGTAAGGGACGAAGTCCTGAACATAATGAACTTTTATTTTGACAGAGGTTTTCCTGTCGGATTAACAAATGAAACAGAGATAACAATACACGATCATAAGGAGATAAATAATGACACTATCAGATAAACCATTACAATTTACAGGCAGTATAAGACGTATACAGTATGCAGTAGTCTTTGAGCCTTTTGAAACAGATGGCTTGGAGTATGTGAAGCAAGGGTGTGGTGCTATGTGGGATGACAAGAGTCCTATAAAAGTATTTGATACTTTTGAAGAAGCAAAGAAGGAAGCAGACAAGTGGAACACAGGACAGGTGGTGCAGTATGAATGATGATGATGTAAAACAGCAAGCCTTGGAACAGGCACAACAAGCCTATGGATTATTCATATGGTTTGTGAAGTGGTTCAGCTACATTATGATAACATTGATTGTTATAATGTTTATGAACAACTGGTTTGATGATGGCACAGGCAGTATGTTTATGCCAGATGAAATATACGAAGATCAATATGACCCACAAGGTCTTAACAAAAAGAAAGGAATATAACATGAGTCAATATAAAGATTGGTTTGATGAGCATGTCATTGTAGATTTTGGAGACTTTAATAATAAAGAGGACAAAAAGAAAGCTGACGATCTAAAAGATAAACTAAAGCAGAAACTTGAAGAGGAGTTAAAAGATGAAGACTAATTTAGAAAAGCATAGGCACTACCAGAAGAGATCACGTTATCAATTCTGTGAGATTCCAAATGATGAAGAGGGCAAACAATTTGTAAAGTCATTGAGAAAATATCTCAATAGGCACGTCTATACTATCAAGGTTAAAGGGCAGTACTTAGATAAGATTAAGTACCCTGATACCTATTGGGATAAAGGTTCGCCAATTGATGCTTGCACTCATATGAGAGTTTACATTGATGAAAAACCTGAGATCAGAAGTCAACAATGGAGAGATCAAATGGTTTCTAGTTTAAATCACTCTATACATATCCTTGAAAATAATAAGAGGAGATTTGAAAATGATTGATAAAACAAAAAGAACCCTTAGGCGATTAACACAATGTGTTAAGGACAACCCTGACTTGTTACAAAGTTTTGTAACACTTGCAATAGAGTATGAGAAGCTAGGTCTAATTAAATTAGACTCAGTTGGAATGAATCGTAAGTTACTAACAGAACATTTTGAAAGGAGTGTAGCATATGAATGAAGGACAAAGTATATTGCTAATGATAGCACTAATAATAATTGGCACATTTATTCTCAACGCCTGTATGATACAGGTGATGTGATGAATAGATTTATTATTGAAAAAAATGAAATTGATATTGCAAAGTCACTGTGTGATCAGCATGTAGTGAAGATGCCACTTGAAGAAGCACAGATGCTATGCACTGCATTATGGCATCATGCACCTGAGTATGCAGAGGAGAAGAACTTGTATAAGCCTGTTCACCAGAAGCATCCTTGTACACTGTGGGCTATGGAGTGTCGCTTAAACTATGCCTTTGCTTTCAGGTTGTATGATGCTATGCTTACGGAGTATACTCACAGATATGGTAAGTGGCATGGTGCTATGAAGCATTGGAACTCTTTATATTATGGTACAAATTATGTGCCTAATACAACCAACTTTAGAACACCTCACCCACAATGCTTCAGTGGTCTTGACCACTTGAAGACTGATGAGTTCTATCCTATCAAGGCATATCGTGAGTTCTACAAGGCAGACAAGCTCAAGTTTGCACGATACAACAGGGGCAGATACATGCCTGAGTGGATGGCTGCATGAGTGAGAACTTTAGAATTACACTGCTGATAATATGGGTAAATTTTATATTGGCAGTGGCAACACATGAGGTAGGCAAATGGCTATTTTAGAAACAGCATTTATGTGCATGGCACTTAACATATATCATGAAGCAAAGAATCAATCTATGCTTGGGCAGATTGCCGTAGGGCAAGTTGTCATGAACAGGGTAGAGGACACTAGGTTTCCTGATAATGTATGTGATGTAGTCACACAAGCTATTACATACAAAGGCACAGACAAACCTGTACTTCACAAGTGCCAGTTCAGTTGGTATTGCGATGGGCAGAAAGACGAGCCTTTGTATGACAGTAAAGAGTGGTGGAATGCACAAGAGTATGCATCCATTGTCCTGTCAGGCACAATCGTACTTGATGTAACAGAGGGTGCTACACATTACCATGCAACCTATGTGCGTCCTGCATGGGCAAAGACCAAGACACGCACAACCAGAATTGACCGACATATTTTTTATCGTTGGGAAAAATAGTACTTGATTAATTATTTATATAGTATATCTTTAATACATAACACATAACATAAGGAGAACTAACATGGCTTTAGATTTTACAAACAACACAATGGAATTACCAATTGACTTGGACTTCACTACACGTACTGAGAAGACTCGTATGCAAGGTAAGAAATACGTTATCAACAATAACACTGATGAGGTTATCGGTATTGTTGGTAGTAAGTTTAACTCTGTTACACATAGAGAGTTCTATGATAAGGTGTGCAGAACTATGGCTGAACAGCTTGGTGAAGAAGCAATGGAAGGTGTTCAAGTTAGATGGAACACTGCACGTAATGGAGCATTCGCTATGCTTGATGCTACTATGCCTAGCACTAAGGCAGTGATCACAACCGACAAGCAACAGACAGAAATATCACAAAGAGTGATAGCTCTGCATGGTGTAGATGGTCTGTGTTCTAACCAAGTATTCTTTGGTGCAATAGATTTCTTCTGCACAAACGGCATGATCAGAGGTGAGCATGACAAGGTGCGAAGAAAGAACACTACTAACTTTAGTATGTCTACCTTTATCAAGGAACTAGAGAATGCTAACAGTGACTTCTATTCACAGGCTGAACAGCTACAGGAGTGGGCAAGAACACCTCTTGTGTACACCTCAGTAAGAGATATGCTTTACTCTCTCATGGGTTCTGAGAAGAAAGGTGACAAGATGCTTGGCTTGTATAACCAAGAGATACAAACACGAGGACAAAATGCCTTTGCTTTGTACTCTGCGTTCACTAACTACGCATCATATGCAGATGAGAGAAATGGTTTCAAGCTACGTAACACAGGCAATGATACCAATGCTATCAGCATGTGGGGACGTGAGCAGGAAGTTACCAAGTGGGTATCATCAAAGCAGTTCAAAGAACTGGTTGCTGCCTAATGAAGCTACCTCGCTACATGTATAAGAGGTACACACCTAAGGGGGATCGGACATTCAGGTTCAGTCCCCCTCGTCAACTTATTGAAAATGGTGTTGTATGTCGCAGAGAACTTGGTAAAAATTTCAATGAAGCAAAAAAAGTTGCAGATGAATTAAACAAATTGATAGATGAATATCGTGAGGAAATGCTGACAGAGTCTGTGGTTACACGATCTACTACCCTGTCAGAATTATGTGACATATATCTTTTGTCTAATGATTTCAATGCTTTACGTGACTCAACTAAAGCTGATTACATCTACTTTATTAAGATACTTTGCCTAGATTTAGGTGATAAAAAGTGGCATACTATATCTAGTAGGTTGGCTAAAAGGACTTATGAACTTTGGGTCAGGCGTGGTGTGTCACTTGCAAATCATGTGTGCAGTATTGCATCACGCATCTACAACTATGCGACTGAGATGGAGTATGGGAATCACAATCCATTCTCTAACATAAGACGTAAGTCTACCAAACCTAGACGTGTAGTGTGGGCAAAGGAACATGTGCGTCAATTTCTTGACTATGCTTATGCCAACTACGAATACAGAAGCATTGGCTTGATAGTGCAGATGGCATACGAATGGTGTCAGAGGATAGGTGACATGCGTTTGCTCACTTGGAATGACCTTGACATGGACAAGGGTATGCTCACGCTAGAGCAGTCCAAGCGTAGATCAAGGGTGTTTCTGCCTATCAGTGACAGCCTGTATGATATGCTGTATGAACAACAGGGTGACTTTGGCTTTCAACAGTACGTAGCTCCCAATATAAGCCCCATACAGGGCGAGTACAAGCCCTATGGGTTGGAGAGTGTATCAAAGATTGCAAAGCGTGTCATGAAGCATTTAAACCTGCCTGATGAACTACGACTTATGGATCTCAGAAGGACAGGAGTTACAGAAATGATTGACAGTGGAGTCCCAATGGGGCAACTTATGTCAGTGACAGGTCATACAAATGTACAATCTGTCAAGCCGTACATGAAACATACTTACGAGAGTGCTAAGAATGCTCTCAACACAAGGAGTAAATACAATGCATAATATATATGACATTATAAGTGATATAGATATATTAAATAATGAAACAAAAAGAATGAATTGTCCTGAGTGTGGTGGGTACAAGACCTTTACTGTATCAAACAACATGGGCAGACTTTTGTGGAATTGTTACAAGGCTTCATGTAGTATTAGTGGGTCTAAGCCTGTACATTTATCTGTAGAGGATATCAAGAGAACTATCCAAAAAGAAGAAAAGAAAGCTGAAGACTTTGGTATGCCTGAGTTTGTTGTGCCTTACAGTGGACAGGGTGATCTATATAGATTTGCAGAGAGATATGGCATATCAGTAAATGACATGGAGTATGACGTAAAAGATAACAGAGCAGTGTTTCCTGTCATTCATGGTGGCTATGTAGTAGATGCTATTGGTAGAAGTTTAAAAAATAGTTTACCAAAATGGAAAAGATATGGGAATAGTGGGTTGCCATACACTTATGGTTATGGTAAGATCGCTGTAGTTGTTGAGGACTGTGTCAGTGCCGTAGTTGTAGCTAAAGGCAGTGACGTGTATGTTGGGGTTGCTGTGTTAGGCACGTCCCTGTCAGACACACACAAGAGGTACTTGTCACAGTTCTCTTCAGCAATAGTGGCTCTTGATCCTGATGCACTGCCCAAAGCGACACAGATGTGTAAAGATCTCAGGAGTGTGGTAGATACAGTAAAGGTACTTAAATTAACCGATGATTTGAAATACAAGCATCCTAACGACATTGAAAAACTAACAGCAATAGGAGAAGAATTAAATGGAACAAGCATTAATACGTAGTCTTATGACTAAAGACTTCTATGATGATCATAGAGGTATTCGTTGTCCTGACAAATTATTTAGTAAGGATATGCGAAAGATAAAAAACTCTGTTGACTATGCTATGAAGACGTACAACAGAACAGTAACACCTGATGAGGTAGAGGTATTGTTTATGTCAAACAATCCTACTCTTACAACAGCACAGAAGCAAGCCTATGGTGATCTGTTCTCACGTATCAAGAAGGAGTCCCCTCTTGGTAATGACATAGCACAAGAAGTGTTATCCAAATTATTCCAACAGGTAGTTGGGGAAGAGATAGCAAATCTTGGATTTGATTATGTAAATGGTTCACAGACTAGCCTTGAGCCACTCCGTAATATGCTAGAGCAGTACGGTGATGACTTCATACCTACTATGAATATAGAGTGGGCTGACATCTCTATTGAGAACCTTCTTGCAAGGAATGACATGGAAGCACGTTGGGCATTCAACATACCTAGTCTCACACGCAAGATAGAAGGTGTAAATGAAGGACACTTGATCGAAGTTGGAGCTAGACCCAACACAGGTAAAACATCTTTTCATGCATCTATGATTGCAGGTGACAATGGCTTTGCCAGACAAGGTGCTAAGTGTGTTGTTCTATGTAACGAAGAGTCAGTGCATAGAGTGGGCATGCGATACCTGACTGCCAGTTCTAACATGAATCAATACGAGATCAAAGATAATCCCAAGCTTGCCCATGAGAAGTATGGTGCAGTTAAGGAGAATATAAAATTGTATGACTCTACAGGACGTGATATGTCTTGGGTTGAGAGCATTGCTAAATCTTTTAAGCCTGATGTCGTTGTGTTAGACATGGGTGATAAGTTTGCCAAGACGGCAGGATTTGCTAGGCAAGATGAAGCACTCAAAGCAAATGCAGTCCATGCAAGAATGATTGCCAAGCAGTATGGTTGTGCTATATTCTATATGTCACAGCTATCTGCAGAAGCAGAGGGCAAGGTTATACTTAACCAAGCCATGATGGAAGGTAGTAGAACTGGTAAGGCAGCAGAAGCTGACCTTATGCTACTACTTGCCAAGAACCCTGACGTTGAAGGTGAAGAGGAGCAAAGTCCTCAGAGACATATCAACGTTGTAAAGAACAAACTATCTGGTTGGCATGGCAAGATTGTCTGTGAACTAGACTACAAGACAGCGAGGTACACAGCATGAATACATTTAAGCCTATTAAAGGTGCATACACTAGGAAGTTTAGACCCTATTCGTATGCCAAGAATGATGGTGTAGCTAAAGATGCAGTGTCAGGTTACTTAGTTAACAACGGACACACTATCTTATCTACTGAAGAAGATTATTCTTTTGATATCAAGAGTGAGAAGAATGGTAATACATACTACTCAGAGGTTGAGATGAAGAGACAATGGTTTGGGGATTGGCTACCATCTTGGAAAGAGATTAGGATTCCCTATCGTAAATTTAAATTATTAAATAAGTTTAAAGAGATGAATGAAAAAGGTGCATTCTTTAATTTTTATGTTATAAGAGGTGACATGGAGTATGCATGGAGAATAAAAGACTATCAGTTTACACCTGAAACTGTGCAAGAGATATACTTATCTAACGCAAGAAGATATGAATACTTCTTTCACATACCTTATCAGGAAGCTGAACTGGTTCAACTAAAGGAAGACAAATGAGATTAATACTAGACGTAGAAAACACTGTAACAAAACGTAATGACAAGCTACACTTAGATCCTTTTGAGAGTGGCAACAGTCTTGTTATGGTTGGTATGAAGACAGACAACTGGGAGAGGACAGTGACATTTGATCATGCTCACGAGTTACCCACACAGAATGGTCATGCTGTTGTACAGGAACAGTTAGATAAAGCTACTGTGCTTGTATGTCACAACGTATCACATGACCTGATATGGCTATGGGAGTCTGGATTCAAGTATGATGGTATTGTATTTGACACTATGCTTGGTGAGTATGTCTTGCAACGTGGACAGAAACAACCTCTGTCATTGGAGCAGTGTGCAGAACGATACATGTTATCCAACAAGAAGCAGGACACTATGAAAGATTATTTCAAGAGTGGTGTACCTGTATCAGAGATACCACATGATGAGTTATCAGAGTATTTACTATATGACTTACGTGCCACATATGACTTGGCTGACAAGATACATCACAGACTTATGAATGGTGACGCAGATCTTATGGACACAGTTACACACACCAACATGGTTGCTGTTTGTTTGTGTAAGATATATCAGCGTGGGTTTAGTGTAGATCTGAAGAAGCTTGATGAAGTGCGTAAGGAGTTTGAGAAAGAGAAGGTGGGTATCTGGAATGATCTCAGCCAACAGGTTCGTGATCTTATGGGTGACAGACCTATCAATCTCAATAGTCCAGAGCAATTGTCATGGGTAATCTACAGCCGTAAACCAAAGGACAAATCTATGTGGGCTAATTACTTTGAGCCTTACATGAGAAAGGATGCATTTACAGATGCTGTCAATGATCATACAGATATTGTCTACAAGGTTACAGCTAGTACCTGCCCTGTATGTAGAGGACGTGGTAAGATCACAAAGATCAAGAAGGATGGCTCACCCTTCAAGAAACCAAACAAGTGTGTCAACTGCGAGGAATCAGGTTGGGTATACACACCACGACAACAGATAGCAGGTCTTAGATTTACTGCACCCTCTGCTAAGTGGGTGAGTGCCAATGGCTTTAGCACAAACAAACTAAACCTTGAGATACTTGAACACTATGCCAAGCGTACAGGTAATACAAAGGCAGAGTTGTTCCTCAAGAATGTGCGTAGGCTATCTGCCCTAGATACATACCTATCTAGTTTTGTAGAGGGTATATCTACATACACTAAGCCTGATGGCAAATTACATGTTAGATTACTACAGCATCGTACATCTACAGGACGGTTTAGTGGTGCAGATCCTAACATGCAGAACATGCCTAGAGGTGGTACGTTCCCTGTGAAGAAGATCTTTGTGTCACGTTGGGAAGGTGGCAAGATACTTGAAGCTGACTTTGCACAGCTAGAGTTTAGAACTGCAGCATATTTGTCACAGGACAAAGTTGCAATGCAGGAGATAAGCGAAGGCTTTGATGTGCATAGTTATACTGCAAAAGTTATCACAGATGCAGGACAGCCTACGTCTAGGCAAGAAGCTAAAGCACATACCTTTGCTCCTCTGTATGGAGCTACAGGGTTTGGCAGATCTGAAGCAGAAGCTATGTACTACGAGCAGTTTGGTGACAAGTATAAGGGTGTGTCTGCATGGCACAAGAAGTTAGGTGATGAAGCTATCAACACAGGACGTGTAGGTATCCCTTCAGGACGTTCCTTCTCTTTCCCTGATGTAGTACGTAAAGGTAATGGCACAGTTACATACTTTACACAGATAAAGAATTATCCTGTGCAAGCGTTTGCTACTGCAGACATTGTGCCACTAATTCTTATTACGATTGATAATATGCTGATGCCCTTACAGAGTTGTATTGTAAATACTGTGCATGATTCAATAGTGATTGACGTTCACCCTGACGAGGTGGACATGGTATTACAAGTAGTAGAGAGTATAAATAGTAACATGAAATCTATCATTGATACACGTTGGAATATAGACTTTAATGTGCCTTTGAAATTAGATGCAAAAATAGGTGACAACTGGCTTGACACTAAAGATGTATGATGGTATAACTATAACACTTTTTTAAAATAAGGAGAAAATATATGAATGAAATAGTATCTATAAATAATAACTTTGACGAGATGGCGAAAGCTATGGGTCTTTCAACTGTAACTGCATCCAACGATGTAGAGAAGAAGTCTGCTAATCAGTTAGCTAGGCTACGGTTGAACCACACACCTATCATGGGATCGACAGAAATAAATGGTAAGTCAGTAAATGTTGAGCAAGTCCCTAGTGGTTCTTACAAGTTGGATGTGCCTGATGATGCCACTTACTACCAGTCTGATATTGAGATCAGACCTTTTATGCAACGCTTTATGTATAAGAGATTTATCAAGGGTAATGACGATACACCCAACAGATATGTCAAGACTATCATGGCTGATAATCTTAACATTGATCTCAAGGACAACGATGGTGGTCACAACTGTGGTAAACCTGCAGGTTATGTCAAGGATTTTGATGCTTTGCCTGACAAGCAGAAAGATCTAATTAGACAGATCAAGCGTGTGCGTGTAGTGTTTGGTTTGGCTAAGTTTGATCGTGCCATGAGAGTTGAGGGTGATGCAGTTACTGATGCTGATCTAGGTCATGTCCCTTTCATATGGGAGATTGACAACAAGGAAGCTTTCAAGACAGTGGGTACTGTGTTTGATAAGCTTGGCAAGATGAAACGGTATCCTTTAAATCATCTCATGTTTGCTTCATCAGAGGAACGAAAGTTGCCAAATGGTAACAGCTACTATGTTCCTAGCACAAGGCTAGACTTGACCAGTAAGATTGAAACATCTGACAAGGATCAAGAGCTATTCGCCAACCTTCTAGCGTGGGTTACAAACTACAACCAGTACATAATCAACCTTTGGGATGAGAATGTACATACTCACGAGGAAGTGGATGCTGCTGTTGTTGAAAACTTTATTGATATAACCAGTGACAGCGAGAAGGTGCAGTAGCATGAAGCATAGGGCAGAACTACAACTGCACCGATTCTTGGAGAAAGCCACTGACGGTGAAGCGATTATGTCTAGCAAGAATATCAATAAGATATGCAAAGACATAAAGGAAGCCTTACACCGTCAGTTTGGCTCTAAGAATAACAGGAAAGAGTTCAGGATTAGAATGTCTAATGTAGGCAAACCTACCTGTCAGCTATGGTTTGAAAAGAACCAACCTGAAAAAGCTTTACCTCTTCCCAATAACTTTGTCATGAACATGATGTTGGGTGATATAGTTGAAGCTGTATTCAAGGGGCTACTCAGACAGGCAGGTATAGCCTTTGAAGATTCTAAGAAAGTCTCAGTTCCTTTAACCATAGATACCTCTATAGAAGGCACGTATGATATAATCATGGACGATGCTGTGGACGATATCAAGTCAGCATCAGACTGGTCATACAGAAATAAGTTTGAGTCCTTTGATACTTTAGCTAAAGAGGATGCGTTTGGATATGTACCACAATTAGCAGGGTATGCACTTGCTCTGAATAAAAAAGCAGGTGGTTGGTGGGTTGTAAATAAATCTAATGGTAGTTTTAAATACGTACCTGCAGAAGGTTTGGACTTGAAAGAAGAGTATGACAAACTATATAATAACGTAGACGTAGTTGAGAGTAACAAGTTTGAGAGGTGTTTTGAACCAGTAGAAGAAACGTTCAGAGGAAAGCCAACAGGTAATAAGATCTTAGGAACTACATGTTCGTTCTGTAGATATAAACATTCTTGTTGGAAAGATTTGCAGGAGCTACCATCTATCATGTCTCAGGCAAAAGAGCCGAAGATCGTTTCATATGTAGAAATAGCAAAGGAGAAACTAATATGACAGAGAAAGAACCTACATTAGAAGAAATGGCTGAACAGATATCTATGACACAGAAGAAGTTAGCCGACATGAAGAAAGCTTATCATGAGAAAAAGTATGCATCATATAATGCTGCTAGAGAAGCTTTTCTTGCAGAGCATAAAGCTCTCTATGGGGAGAAGCTAGAGAGTCCATTTGCTCTTTGGTACAAATGGTAAGTGTACGGTGGTAGAAAATATAATCTAGCACGAACACTAGGCTATCGTAGTGGTCTAGAGGTAGGTCTTTCTACTTTTCTTGATTCTCTTAATATAAAATATATTTACGAGGGCATCAAGATAGAGTGGGAAGACTTAGCCTATAGAACATACACTCCTGATTTCGTACTACCCAATGGTATTATAATAGAAACGAAAGGATTATTTACACCTGCAGATAGATACAAACATGTGTGTATACAAAAGCAACATCCTAGTTTAGACATACGATTTGTTTTTACGAGCAGTAGACGGAAGATACAGAAAGGATCGAAGACTTCATATGCTATGTGGTGCGACAAGAATAAATTTCTATTTAGTGACAGAATTATTCCCGAAGCATGGTTAAAGGAGAAAGGAAAAAACAACCACCCAGAGTTAATAAAATTCTCTGGTACAAAATTTAAAAGGAGTTATAATAATGACAAATGATTTTAAAAATTTACATATGAACATAAACGATCAAGATATAGTTATACGGATGCAACCAAGTCTTGATTCCAATGGCAACTGGACAGGAGATGTGCATTTATCTGTAATAGATTCTCCTGCTAATCCATTGTCCGATGATGATTACAATGAGCTAATGTTCTTTGCTCGTATGTGTCTCGTAGGTATTGATCTGGTTAGAAGTGACATAGATTTTTCCAAGCGTGTATTTAAAATAGTAGAGGATGAGATTTACGAAGAAAAAAGAAAGAGACAAAACTCTGTCCCTGTACCAATTATGTCTAGACATGACAACGTTATTAAGGTAGACTTTAGATCAATGAAGAATAAATTAAATGGGAGTGCATGATATGGCTAAGTGGGATATAGAGTGTAAAGATATGGTAAACAATCCACCACACTACAACAAGTATGGTGTTGAGTGTATTGAAGCCATATCTTCAGCTACAGGTGAGGGATACGAATATTATTTACAGGGGAATATAATAAAGTATCTTTGGAGATACCGATACAAGAATGGTGTGCAGGACTTAGAGAAAGCACAATGGTATCTGTCTAGGCTGATTGAAGTAAAGAAAAAAGAAGAACCAAAAGTACAGGGTACAAGCTTTGGTATTGAGTTGGGTGATGGTTGTTAAAGTATACCTCACCCTAGATCTTGATCAGGAAGAATACCCTGTACCTGCTGATGGAGATGTAACTAAGGAACTACAACAAGCAATAGAAGAGTATATCTACGATATTGATGGGTTGAAAATAAAACACTGTAAAATAACTATGGAGAACTGACATGAATGATTATCAAAAATTTATTGCAATATCTAGATACGCTAGATGGATTGACGAAGAAAATAGAAGAGAAACGTGGGAAGAGACTGTGCAGAGGTATGTGGATTATATCACTGAGAAAGTCAAGGGACATCTACCTAAACAGCAGATCTTCTCTGCTATAAAGAATCTAGATGTCATGCCATCCATGAGAGCTTTGATGACTGCAGGTCCTGCACTTGAGAGAGATAACACGGCAGGATATAACTGTAGCTATCTGCCTGTTGATGACCCAAAAGCTTTTGATGAAGCTATGTATATATTATTGTGTGGTACAGGTGTAGGGTTCTCTGTTGAAAGACAATATGTTTCACAGTTACCAGAGATTCCACAGGGCTTAGATCATGTTGACACTGTAATAAAAGTGCAAGACAGTAAAGAAGGATGGGCAAGAGCCTTACGCAAACTTATAGGACATTTATATATGGGCGAAGTTCCCATGTGGGACATGTCAAATGTAAGACCTGCAGGTGCTAGACTCAAAGTATTTGGTGGTAGAGCTAGTGGTCCTGCACCTCTAATTGATTTATTTAGCTTTACTGTTGCCTTGTTTCGACAGAATGAGGGTCGTAAGCTGTCTAGCTATGATTGTCACAATCTTATGTGTAAGGTTGGGGAAGTTGTAGTCTCTGGTGGTGTTAGACGTTCTGCTATGATAAGTCTGTCTAACCTATCTGATGGACGCATGAGACATGCCAAGTCTGGCAAGTGGTGGGAGACAGCACCACAGATGGCTCTATCAAACAACTCTGTTGTCTACACGGATAAGCCTGATGGAGAAACATTCTTACGTGAGTGGACATCTCTTGTTGAGTCTAAGTCAGGTGAACGTGGTATATTTAATAGAATATCTGCAAAAGAACAGGCAAAGAAGTTTGGCAGAAGAGATGCCGATCATGAGTTTGGTTGTAATCCTTGTAGTGAGATCATACTCAGACCCTATCAGTTCTGCAATCTTACAGAGGTTGTAATACGAGAGAAAGATAAGTTTGATGATTTGAAGAAGAAGGTCATGCTTGCTACTATACTTGGCACAGCACAGGCTACACTAACTAAGTTCCCATACTTGCGAAAGATATGGCAGAAGAATACTGAAGAGGAGAGACTTCTAGGGGTCAGCCTTACAGGTATTATGGATAATGAATTAACAAATGGGAGGAAACATGGGCTTGAAAAAACCCTCACAGCACTCAGGGAAATTGCAGTCGAAACAAACAAAGAGTGGTCAGCAATCTTTGGAATACCCCAAAGCACTGCTATCACATGTGTCAAACCAAGTGGGACAGTATCACAGCTTGTGGACTCAAGCAGTGGTATCCACCCTCGTCATAGCAGTTATTATATTAGGACTGTCAGGGGTGATAATAAAGATCCTCTTACTAACTTCATGAAGGACAGTGGTATACCAAGTGAAGCTGACTTTATGAAGCCTGATACACAAACTGTATTTAGTTTTCCTATGAAGTCACCTAAGAAGTCTGTAGTGAGAAACGACATGACAGCTATCGAACAGCTAGAGATGTGGCTTCTCTATCAGCGACATTGGTGTGAGCATAAGCCTTCTGTTACTATATCAGTGCGTGATGAAGAGTGGATGGAAGTAGGTGCGTTTGTATTCAAACATTTTGATGAGATGTCAGGTGTTTCTTTCTTACCCCACTCCGATCATACTTATCAGCAAGCACCCTATCAGGACTGCACAGAAGCTGTATACAATGATTTTAGCAGTAAGTTCACTCATATTGATTGGAATAAGTTTACGGATTATGAAAAAGAAGATAACACTAACTCTTCTCAGACCTTTGCCTGTTCAGGTGACAGTTGTGAGATAGTGGACATAGGAGCTTAATATGAGACACTTATCTAGAAAAGAGAGAGGTTTGGGTAAACATGATGCACCACTGAAGATACAGTGGATGAAAGGTTACGATGCATTTGTTTACGGAAAGATTCGCAACCCCTATAGTTCCGACACTATGCTACATAGAGAGTGGGAACGTGGCTTTAACACAGCCTATTACGATAATATACATAGAGGTAGAGATGGAATTAGAAAAAGAAGCAAAAGCTTTCATGGACAGAAAAGAAATCAACAAAGACCATGATACTATTAAGGTTCTTACGCAGGTTTGCAACGAGCTAAAGAAGTTACTGGCTCAAGTGCATGATCATATGGAGAAGATGAAGAAGCGTTACTGAAGATCTCTACCTATCCTTGTTAGGTTTACTAGGTCTTGTTGTTTTTCTTTTTCTAGCACCTGCTCCTTTTGCTCGTCTGTAAAAGAATCATAGTCTCTATATCTAGATCTAAAATACTCTTTAGTAAAAGCCATTGGGAATCTGTTAAAGAGTCTCTTAAACTGATAGTATGCCTGTGTCTTTGTCTTTGTAGGCAATCTTCTGTAGTCTTTTTCTGCAGTAAGGGTCAATGCTTTTCGTGTGTCACCAAGAACAGATAAGTTTGCAGGATCTCCTCTTAGGCTTTCTACTGCTTCCATTACCTTATCTTTTATTCGCATGTTCACATATTTCTTTTTACTAATACCCCCAAAGAATCCAGATGATAATGTATCTCTTTGACTTTCATATTCTTGTCCTGCAGTAGTAGCATATGCTTCTGCTACTGCCAGTACCTTATCTAAGTTTTCTCTTATAATTTTGTTCTCATAATTTTTTATTGTAGGTATCTTTGATTTACTTTGTAGATCCCACTTAGTCAGACCCAAGGACATAAGTTTTTTACCTACCTCACTATCCTCACTGTACATATTTATACCAGTAAGAACTTTATACAGAGATCCTTTTCTTTCCTTTTTCTCTTGGAATATATCTTCCTTTACAGGTAGCTCTTCTTCATCAACTAGTAAACCTGTTGGGTCTAGTCTTCTAAAGGGTTTTACAAGTGCTTCTAAAGCAGTGCTACCCAAGTTTAAAACTTCAGGATCTTTAGCAGTTTCTTTATAAACTGTACCTCTAGCTTCCAATGCTCTCTGTGCATCTATAACTTGATTCATTGGCACTGCCCAAGATGCAAAGTATTCTGATAAAGCAGACACACCTGCATCAGTAAGTCTTTCATTCTGTGTTATATCTGCCTGTGTAAGTAGTTTTGAAAACTCATCTACAAAATTACCTGCTACACCAGTTCTAAAATTAGAACCTGCAAATGTTTCAAGAGCTTCTCTTAGAGGGAATGTTTCAAAGAAAGCTTCTTTTGCTGCAGCTCCGGGACTTACATCATATGTAGCTCTGTAAAACTCCCTGCCTATCTTGCCCAAGAACATAAACTGCCGTAATGGAAACAGAGGGGTTGTGTCTATCATAGTGCCATCATCTAGCTTTAATTGTTTATAGTCCTCTCCCTCTTCTTTCTGGCTCATTATATAGGATGCTCCCATTATAGCAGAGCCACCTGTTAAGTTACGAGATATCATTCTATAGTCACGTTGAGTAAGTTTACCCTTTTGTCCACCTAAAGACTCAGGTATCATTCTTCTGATAGGAACTATCAAAGCACCTGCAGAGTTCTCAGCCATGAGTTCCATACTCTTGAACATAAACCGTGGGAAAGGAACAAACACAGTAAGATTATTATTTACAATAAAAGATGCTATGGCTTTATTTAATGGCACTTCTGGTGCAGAGGAATAAGTTAAATCTAAAGCTCTCTCTGTTGCTTCTGCAAATAATTCTATAGCTGACACCCCACCATCTTCTTGATCTAGTGTCTTATTTAAATCCTTGGCATCACGCAATAGATCTTTTAATCTGCCATTCTCCAACTCCTCAATCAAGTCTATACCCATCTTCTGTCTAAATAATCTTTGAGCTTCTCCTAAGAATGTTGCTCTTCTTAACAAGAAGTCTTGCCATCTGTTAGGTGCATTCAAGGCTAGTGTAAAATCTTCCATCTTAGATAGAACTTTGTCTGTAGCAGTGCCTGATCCTCTACCTGTTGCTACCTGTATCTCGTTAATAGTTTTAAACATCTGATCGTTAAACTTTTGTAACTCAGGTTGATTTAATATTATATCAGTGAAACCTTTTGCAAGCTCTCTGTCAGAGTATATATACCGTAGGTTAGCAAAGCTGTCTTGCCACGTTGTTCTTTGAAATACTCTATTGTTTGCAAAGAACTTGCCTTGTGCTATGTCTTGTAATCCAACTTCTATTATATTGTTCAGAGACTCCACAGGAGATCGTATTAGTCCTGACTCTAGGTTTCTTGCAGCGGTTGCTATCTGTGATACGAGAAGACCTCGTCTTATATTTTCTATTCGTCTAAAGTATGTGCCAAACCAACCCTGTCTCTTTATCATATTGTCCTGTCGTTGCTGTTTTGTTTTTGGTTTTAGTCTCTTTGACAGAGTAGAATATTTCTGCAGAGTTCTACCTGCTTCTGACGCAGATCCTAAATGTGCTGTTACAAAATCTTCAAAGGACATACCTGCCTTGTCTAGAGCTTGCCACAAAGGATGGTCTTTTGCTATAGTCAATTCATTCATCGTGGACAAACGGAATATGTTTTCCATAACGGACTGGTTATTTTTCCATTTATTAGGATAGGCATTCTTTAACTCAACAGCTACAGTTGTAAGAGCTTCTATATTTTCTGTGTCTAATACCCTTGTAGACAGAGCATCTAGTTCGTCTGCTGTAATGTTACCTATCTGATCAGGGTCAAGTATGTAATCAATAGAACCCTCACCCATCTCATAACCTTCTATGGTAGATCTGGCTGCTATCTGTCCTGATAGTGAATACTTTTGTTTTTCTTCTTTAGCTGTGAGAATTTGTTTTCTTAGTCTAGTAATTTTGTCCTTGTCTATTACTAACTTATTGTTCTCCATGTTAGAGATTGTGAAGAATCCATCGTCCCCTCTTTTCAAACCATTATTTTTATTTATAGACAGATTCTCCTCAAACTCACGGACAAGATTATTGTAGTAGCCTACGTTCTTATTCACAACTTGCTCGTTGTTCATTCTTTGCATGTTAGTTCTGTTCGCTGTAGCTTGCTGTGCCATCTCTATTCTTTGTCTAGCTTCTGACACAGTATCATCTTTCAGCTTCCAAGTTTTTACTTCATCAACTCCTTTGTCAACGTCAATACCTGATAGCTCATCCATAGCTTCATCTATTTCTTGATTAGTCTCCTCTGATACTTTACCTGTTTTTACTTTTTCATTGATAGCTTTTTCTTTCCCCTTGAAGATTTTCATTGCACTGCCCATAGCCTTGTAGACTTGGCTGTCTAGTATCAAACCTGTAAACACACCCTCTATAGCACCTAGTCCTCTTCTTACCCAAACCTCGTCTGTCTTATCGTCCCATGCAGACTGTGTAAGATAGTCAGGTATACCAACTCCAAAAGCTTTTAACATGTCCCCAAGTCCCTCATCATCTTTACCAAAGATAATATATCCTGTTAAAGCTTCTCCTGCTAATAATCCTTTAATTCCCTTTTTTAATTTAAAAGTTTTCTCTACCCCTTTTAGTCCTGTAAGAAATCTAGATGCTTCAAACGTAAAGTTTCCTGTACCTGTTTCATACTCTTCTGGAAATACTTCTTGTGCTTTATCAAAAGCATTAGCTAGTGCATAAAATGTGTGACCTCTTTTAGCTTCGTCTGTATAATATTTTTTTAACTCTTCTGTTCTCCAAGGGGGTATCCACTGGGGCAACACATCTGTAAGCTCCCATTTGTTGTCGTTATCACCACCCCAAGTTACTAATCCTAAATATTTATAACTAGCCTGATCTAAATCTCCCAAGAACTCCATGATATTAGAAGCACCTTCGGTTACACCTTTAGGTATGGCAGACCACTCTCTAGGTGATACAGCAAAATTACCTATATCAGGTGGTGCATACTTAGCTACATATTTTATACCGTCAACACCTGCCTGTAGAATGCCATTATTCTTCTCTACGTCAAGCTCCACGTTAGGAACTTGATCGTTATCAGTTAAGTGTTCGTTTGTGCTATCGGGGGAAAGGTCTTTACTGAGAGTATCTTTATCTGGATTCTCAGGATTGCCAAGATTATCTATGTTTTTTCTTATAACATTTCTTCTTGGGGTAGTGGGAGAGACTGAGGTGTTATTGTTATCTTCCTCTTGAGTTTCCTCTGTCACTATATTTTTTCTAATTGTAGTTACCATTTTACTGACCTACAAGCTTGGATACGGAATCTTTCGTGAATGGTGTGCTTTTCGCATAAAAATCAAATCCATAGGGATTAAAATAATCTACCCATCTTTCTGGTTGACCTGCTTGTGTTGCTAGTTGTCTTGCTTTAGTTTCATCAACTACAAATTCATTACCAATTCCTTTTACTATGGCTACTGCACCTGTCTCGTTCCCATGAGAATAAAGGACAGCTTTTCCTATTAATGAATTTTTATCAAAGTTTTGGGGAAATGGTTGAGTATTAATAATTTTTTGTTGTAGGTTAGGATCTAAGGCTAAAAGATCTGATGCCATTTGATCCATAAGACTATTCTTTCTAGAAACCATAGTGTTCATTTCTAATAGTGCAGACTCAAATAATGTTATGCCTGACACTCCATCTTTTTGTTTCTTTTTGTACACTTCATACATAGGATTTAAATCTTCAAGAGTTTTTTCAAATGCATTTAAATACCTAAACTGGTCTCCTCTCATAGTTAAAAACGTGCCAGTCTCAAACCCCTCTATCATATCTGCATTAGGAATGTTAGCAGTTAACACTCTATTGACACGCTGTGCTATAAGTCTTTTAGCTGACGTACTATCTCCCTCTTTTACTTTTGCTTCGTGCATATCAGCTTCATTTTTTAGTATAGTCTCTCTCCACTTTTTAAGTTGGTCTAGTTCTTTGTTTAGTTCTACAGTAGGCACACCACCTGAACCTGCTTCTTCTATATTGTTTTGCACTCTAGCTATCTCTTGATTAACTTCATCGAATGATAGGCTGTATATAGAATACTCCTGTTCATATGGCTTTATTATGCCACCTATTTGTGGCTTGACAAATGCTGCATCTGGATCATCACCAACTCTTCTCTTTATCATTGTTTCTATGGTGTTGCCTAGGTCTATAGTGCCGTAGTTATCTTGAGTAAACAACTCCCCTGTCTCATCATTTATAGGATAGCTTAGATCTAAGTAAGATAGAAATGGCACTCTTTTTTCTTTAGCAAATTCTTTTAGCTCTTTTAACTGTTCTATACCTGCACTACCCATCTGCATCCATGCTTGCACATAAGGTAAGGAGTCAGGACCTGATCCAAATATAGCTTTTAGTCCTTGCTCTGTTTCTCTAAGGCTCTTTCTTTCATCATCCATAAGCCTACGAGTATATAGTTTATCAGCGTGGGCAAATGATGCAGCTTGACGTAGCTGTGCTGCCTTTTCTCTTCTTGCTTCCATCTTTTCTTCTTGCTCTCTATCAAGAGCCTTCTGAAAAGCTGATGCCATACCACCTGCAAATCCACCTAAACTCATTATGCGTCACTCCTTCTTGCCATCAATCCTTTTAATTCTTCTTCGGGTTCTACCTCTTCAACTTTTTCTACAGGTATATCAGCCACAGGTTTATCTGACAAATTTATGTCACCCTTTTTATTAGCCAAAGCTATGCTTGCTCTGTCTTTCATGTCATCCTGACCTGTACCTACTACATAACTTACCTCGTTTGCTTCACCTATGTTCTTCATTAACTCTACAAGTATAGGGGCAGCAAGAACTCCCACATCTATGCTGTGCTTGCCTTCCATGACAGAAGCAGTCTGTATTGAGTTAGCAATGGTAGTCAAAGGTATACCAAGCTCCATGATGGTCAACAGCTTCTTTACAAATCCTCTGTCTGTCATCTTTGGAACGTAATATTCTAATGCTTCCTCTACAGTATTGTATTGTGGTGGTTGTTGCCAAGGTCTACCACCCAGAGGTGCAGTTAAACTTTGTCCGGGAATCGGGGCATCAACTTGTGGTTCAGGTTTTCTCATTATTTTTGTTCTCTTCTATTACATCTCTTATGGTTTGTACATACATGGCTATAGTTGCCTTGTCCTCGTCCATATTATTTTGCATAGATGGGGTTCTTTTAGAAAGCATACCTGTTCTTTTAGTTTCCATTTTTACAGGTTTTCTTTTTATCATTGCTTCGACACCTTGTATAGCATCAGCAACAGGGTTTGTAGGGTTATAAGTCATATCATGTTATCCTAAATTTAAAAAAGATCCAAGGACACTGTCTTTACCTGCAGTTAAGAATGTGCCTATTAAACTACCAAAACCAAACGATGAGTCATAGTCATTCTTCATCTCACCTAGCTCTCTGTTTGTATCGGCATTTAGCTGTGCAATAGCCATCTTTACAACACGTTCTCTTTCGTTCTCTGTACTTTCCCAAGCCATGTCCATGATATCACCATAGTACTGCCATAAATTATTATAGGCACTATTAGATATATTTAGCAGGGCAGTAGCATTTAGTTCGTTAGCTCTGTTTAAGGCTGCAGTATCGGCTGTGGCTATCTCTCTTCTCCACTGTGCATTGTTTTGATCTATTATAAGTCTATTCTTTGCATTGAATTGATCACGTTGGTTCTGCATTTCTGAGTTAAACTTAGACAGTGCATTAGCTTCACCTGCATTGAACTGTGCATGTGCATTAGCTTGTGACGCATTGAACTGTGATGTCTGTGTAGCTAGCTGTGCAAAGAACTGATCCACCTGATTCTGACTTGTAGCATTAAACTGTCTTGCTGCATTTTCTGCAGCCTGATCAGTAAACAAAGATTGTATTACCTGCTGTCCTCTAAACATTTCTACCTGTTGCTTATTAGACATATTAGCCATATCTCTTTGTAGGAATGACTGTGCATTCATTACTGCTGCCTGTTGTCTATTATTTAAGTTAGACATATCTAAGTTAGCCAAAGCACTTGCTTCTGCCATGACTAATGCCTGTCTGTTTGTAAGATTGTTGAGGTTCATGGTGTTAGCCATACGACTATTCTCTAATGCTATCTGTTGATCTGCATTAAAGTTCATGTTAGCTATGTCAGCAATACGAGATGCATTCTGCACTCTTGCTTGGAATGCTTGGTCAAACTCCATGCCCATAAATGTAGCACGTTGTTGGGCAGCAAGCATTGCTCTTTGCTGTCTGTTAGATAAGTTTTGTGCTTCAAACGATGCTATAGTTTGAGCATCTGCCTGTGCTATTGGCAGGGCTGATTCCATTGCTGCCTGTACAAGAGCTTGTCCTGCTATGCTAGATGCACCCAACCCTCGCTGTGCCATTATAGCTTGCACACCTCTTAAAGCCCCTGCTGCCCAAGCAGGTGGTTTTGTAGCATCAAAGTTAGCTGTAAGATTAGCTAACTGTCCTTGTACGGTAGCTTGTGTTGATGGGGTGGCTTCTGCAGCTTGTATCTGTTCTGTAAACTTAGATGCTTTCTCTGCATTTGCTACCTCAGATATGATCTCTCCATCTTGTATCTGTCTTTGTACAGGATTCTCTAGCTTTATAGCTGTACCTTGGGCTGCATTTAAATCAGATACGCTTGATTTAGTAGCTTCGGCTGCATTTACTTTTGCTCTGGGATCTGTAGGATCTACCTGTGATGCAGTTATAGCACTCGCTGTAGCCTGAACTTCATCTGATTTTGTATCAGCTTCAAACTTAGTTATATCTTTTTGAGGTGCAGGTGTAGCTGTAGTAGTTGTAGCTCCTACTCCACCTGCCATAGGTGTAGTTCCTAACTGAGAACCTGTAGGATCTATAATCTGATCGGGTGACTGAGGTACACCAACAGGGGCAACAACAGCTTGTGCAGGAAGTTTAGGATCAGTAACTCTTTTAGCTGTTATATCTCCTATAGACCCACCTGTCTGCATCTTTTTAAGATAACCACCCTCTGCCATCTGTCTAGCAGCATCTTGATAACGCATCATCTCTGTTTGTCTATCAGGGTTATCCTCTAAAAACTTTTGAAAATCTTTTATGTTGCCTTGAAATCCCATAGCATTGGCTATCTTTTCCATGCCAGAGGGTTTAAATCCTTGAAACTGAATCATCTGCTCTCTCTACTTAATACTCTATCTAGTTTATCTTCTAGTCTGTGTAGT